CACCACCCGCAACCTCCGGGGGGCACGCCCGGCTGTCCCGGCAAACCAACACCAGATCCGCCAGCGGGTGTCTCGTCTGGAAGCAGCGATGTTTTTTCATGCGGAAATCTGGTTGAGCCGGGCTTTTAACGAAATGAAACGCAATATGGGGGAACCATGGAAAAATACTGTTCAATCGTCGGTATGAGAATCAAGCCCGGGGACTGCGGCACGTTTGAAAAATGCGGCGACCCGGCACAATGCGGACTGCGAAAATATTGCGAACGCCAGCGATGAATAAATATCTATCATTCGGCGGCGGCGTAAATTCAGTGGCCCTTCATTTACTACTGCTCGAACAAGGCGAAGATTTCGAATCTGTGTTTGTGAATCATGGCACGGATTGGCCGGAGACGTATCAATATGTGGCGATGTTTCAGTGGTGGCTGAAAGCACATGGACACAAACCGATAACGGTGCTCCGGCCGATGGTGGGAGGGTTTTCTGTTTTATATGATTATTTGTGGTACTACAAAATGATTCCATCAACAAAGTGGCGGTTTTGTACAGACAAATTTAAGGTTCGGGTTTTGCTGTCATACTTTTCGAAGCCATGCTTTTCCATGATCGGTATCGACTACTCGGAGGCACATAGGGCCAAAATGTCAGTAAACGATGGGGTAGAAAACCGGTGGCCCCTCATCGAAGAAGAAATAAACCGCGAACAGTGCAAAGAAATAATCCGGTCTCATGGGCTACCGGTTCCGGCAAAAAGCGGCTGCTATATTTGCCCGTACCAGCGCAAATCACAATGGGTCCATCTTAGAAAAACAAACCCATGTTTATTTAGAAAAGCCGTTGATTTGGAAAACAGGCAAAATGAGTACAGGGCATCAAGAGGGAAAAGGCCTTTAACAATATCCCAGCGGAGAATAACTTTGGAGGCTATTGTGGATGAAAATCAGTTGCCAATTTTTAAAGAGGACGAATACCCGCCGTGTCAATGTGGATTATAATCCAAAGTATCTTCGGAGAACCGAGAAGCAACTGGCCCGCGCCCAACGCAGGCTATCCCGAAAGCATGACCGACATCGAAGCACGCCGGCGCAACCTTGAGTTGCAGTTGGAGAGGGCGACAAAAAGCCTTGACTCATACGGCGATGTATAGTATGGGTAGGGCAACGGCTGCGGATTGGCAACCCGCGAAATGAAGCCGGAAGTGGGGAGAAAAGGCAAAGATATGACATATTATAAAATAAATATTACCGCTGTTTTTCAGGGCGGGTACCCCTCCCCGGGTTGCTTGCCAGCACCTTCTTTGCCGGGTGCCCTCCCTGATGAGCAGCGGTTTTTTTATTTTATGAGGTGACCAATGGACATCAAACCTATTGAAACCGCTTACAATGGCTATCGTTTTCGGAGCCGCCTGGAGGCTCGGTGGGCGATGTTCTTTGAAAAGCTCGGCATTGATTACCGCTATGAAACCGAAGGTTATGAATTTAACGGTATAAAGTATTTGCCAGACTTCTATTTGCCGACATTTGAAAATGGTTGCTTTGCTGAGGTCAAACATATCGGCGGCGACTTTTCCAAAGCCATTGCTTTTGCCGAGTTTTTTAATGTCAGGTTGTGGATTTGCGAGGATGTTCCGAATGTTGCGATTTACAAATTTATTAATGGCGACAAAGGAAACCCGTCTTTTTATTGCGGAATCCCGAATTTTAGCCAAGCAGAGGGAGATAACAGAGTCTATGCCGCACCATGCGAGTTTCAAGATGTTTGTAGTGACCGATGTAATGATATTCACCCAATCCCGATCCCGGATGACCATGAACAACTATTAGGGCAAGCACCCAACTTAATCACGGAAGCGGCAAGGGTGGCAAATCAGGCACGTTTTGAACACGGCGAAATCGGGATTGCTTAATGGAACTCGACGGATATGTAAGCCTCTGGCGGAAAAGCATTAATTCCCGCGTTTTTAAAAACGAAGGATTATGGAAGGTTTGGACTTGGTGTTTAATGAAAGCCAACCATGAAGAAAAATGGATTTCGTTAAAAACTGGAAAAGGTGTTGTCGAAGTATTCGTAAAACCAGGACAATTTGTTTTCGGGCGGTACTCTGCATCAGCGGAATTGGCCATGAATCCTAATACGACATGGAAACGAATGCAAAAATTAAAAAACCTCCAAAATATTAACATCGAAAGTAACAGCCAATATTCTATAATTACCATTGTAAATTGGGATACTTACCAAGTTGAACCCAAAAAAAGTAACAGCAAAAGTAACAGGCAAGTAACAGGCAAGTGTCTATCAAGTAACACAAACAATAATGATAATAATGAAAATAAAGAACTACCGTCAGGATTTTTTACCCTCTCAAAACGCTTCCTCGAATACCAAAAAAAACAACATGGCAATCTTGTAAAAATCACCGAGTCTAAAATCAATAGCGGGGCTGAAACGATTGACAAGTTAGTCCGGATTGATGGCTTTGATTTGGAGCAGGAAATAAAGCCGGTCCTTAACTGGGCCGCAAAGGATTCGTTCTGGTCAACCAACGTGCTTTCATTGGCGGGGTTGCGGAAAAAACAGAACAACGGCGAGACGAAATTCCAGAATATTTACGCATCGTTTAAGCGCAAAAATAAAAATGCAACCAAACAATCAGGGCCGGTGTATTGATGCGAGAATTTTACAGTGATTACGGGATCGAGATCCCAACCAACAACGGCGGCGAGGTCAGAACTATTTGCCCGCAATGCACACCAGATCGAAAACCACAACACCAGCGGGAAAAAGATCTGTGTGTAAACATTGACAAAGGTACATGGGTTTGCCAGCATTGCGATTGGCGAGGATCTTTAAAAGACCCGGACAAAAATGCGCAGAATTCTGATTCCAAAACCTATGTAAAGCCTGCCTATTCTCCATCCGCTCTGCCGGATGCCGTGATTAAATACTTCGACAATCGTAAAATAAGCGCAGAAACCCTTAGTAAGTGCAAGATCGGCTTTGAAAAGCCAAACGGGAAGCCCCACGGCGCTATCATGTTCCCCAGGTACAAGCACGGCGAGGTTGTGGCTATTAAGTACCGCACCGGCACAAAGCAGATGTGGCAATCCAAAAACCCGGAACCGTGTTTTTATAACTACGACATGGCTGCGGCTTCTGGGTCCAATAAGCTGATTATCACCGAGGGCGAGATTGATTGCCTGTCATTTGTTGAGTGTGGATTCGAGAATGCCGCATCGGTTCCAGACGGCGCCCCTGCCGTGTCTGCCAAAAACCTTGATACCAAAATGGCGTTTTTGCAAGACGGGCTGGTTGATAAGTTTGAAACATTTATTTTGGCTGTCGATAATGATGAGCCGGGCAAGCATCTGGAGGAAGAACTTGCTGAACGATTGGGAAAGCATAAGTGTTGCCGGGTTGTTTACCCATCAGGCTGCAAAGATGCAAACGATGTGTTGAAAAAGTACGGGCCTGATCGGTTGTCAGATATTTATCATCAAGCCAAACCTTACCCGGTAGATGGTTTATATACTGTCAGCGATATAGAAGCTGAAATTATAGGGCTTTACGATGAAGGTTTAAGGCCGGGGGAGCTTACCGGATGGGCGTCATTGGATAGGCTTTACACTGTCCGTAAATGCGAAATGACAGTTGTAACCGGGATTCCGAGCAGTGGGAAAAGCACATGGCTTGATGCTTTAACGGTAAATCTTGCAAGCCGGTCAAACTGGAAAATTGCGTATTGTTCGCCGGAAAACTGGCCGATTCAAAGACATGCTGCCAGCCTTGTTGAAAAAATCACGCGTAAGCCTTTCGCCGGAAGTACAAGAACATCTGATAGGGTTGAATTAAGAGAGATCCAAAATGCACTGGAATGGATGAAAACCCGGTTCTTTTTTACGCAGTTACGCGACAAGGATATGCACATAGATGGTATTTTGGAAGTGATGCAAGCGGCAATATCAAGGCATGGGGTTGATGGTGTTGTTTTAGACCCTTGGAATGAGCTTGAATACCATCGGCCCAGTTCGATGAGCGAAACAGAATATGTTTCCGAGTCGCTCGGAAAGATCCGCCGGTTTGCGCGGCTCAACAATGTGCATGTCTGGATCGTGGCGCACCCGACTAAGTTAAAGCGCGATGATACTGGGGCTTATCCTGTGCCAAGGCTTTATGACATATCAGGATCAGCGCATTGGTACAACAAGGCTGATAACGGGGTAGTTGTGCATCGGCATAATGTGGAAAGACCGGAAGTGTGTATTTATGTACAAAAGATTAGATTTCGGGAAGTTGGTAAGGTTGGCGATACCATGTTGAGATATATTGCTGATAATGGACGGTATAAGGATTTACCAGCAGATGAGCGTGTAAAATACTGTAAACATAATGATGATATTTTTAACGATGATGAAAGGAGCCAATAATGCCATGCAGCATGAATAAATTAATGAGCAACGGTCACTGCGCTGCGCCTTGCAACGCTGGCATTGAGTATGCCGGATATGAGTGTCCGCAAGATTTGCGCTGTCCGCAGTGGGATTTAGAGATGCATGGGATCAGGACGGAGCCGAATTGCCGCAAAGATCCCAAGAGCCGGTATTATGATCAGGGTGGCTTTGAGGTGTTGGACATCATCAAGGCGAAGCTAACCCCTGAGCAGTTCAAGGGTTATTTGCTCGGCAACCTGATTAAGTATAGCTGTCGAGCGAATTGGAAGGGTGATTTTATGCGGGATATTGAGAAGATGGGGTTTTACGCAAATTACATGAGGGAGGGTAAATAAATGACAGAAATCATAGCAATACCAGTGCCGGACAGCAAATACCGGGAGGTGGCAATTTTGGACGAATACAACGGCGTGTATTCGATTATCGTTGGAAAGGCCGGCGATAAGCGGAATTTTTGGAAGATGGTATATCCGCAAACAAGAGAGAATCAGCCAGGGAGCAAGCCAATTCCGATGAAAGTAACACTGGGAGATCAACACGCAGCGCCGATCATGTTGCGACAACTGGCTGATGCGCTTGAGGGCCGAAGCCAGGGCCAGGACTCGCAATTCGGGAATAGGGATCAGGACGGGGCAGTAGATGACCAAATTCCCTTCTAGCGTAGGGTAGCATTACCAATGTGGAGAACGTCGAACCAGCGAACGCTCACGAAGCGAGAGAGGGAAAAAAGTGGAACTTCGTAACAGGATTCAGGGTAAGCGCAACACAAAGCGTGGCCAGGCTGCCGAAGAGATAGCAGAGCTATGGCAAAAGATTCGGCAAATGGTTAAGGCAGGCGCTGAGATAATTTTTATTGATCAGCTTTCAGGGATAGGGGGCAACCGGAAAAAAGACGCATGGGAGCGCAATTCAGAGCATGTTGAAGAGCTGAA